CTTATCGCTAATCCAGGAGAGCATTTTGCAGCCCAGAATCTTGTCTTATCTCCATCAATCTGATCATACAGCTGTGACAGCTCCTCACTTACACCTCTGTACCATATCTGATTCTTAATGGCATTACCTTCAAAGTCGAAGATTTCCTGTATATTAATTATTCCTCTCTGTGCCGGCTGCACACGCAACCATGTCCTTATTCCATCTCTTATCTTATCAGCCATAGTATTAAATATGCTCACCTCTCTCACTCTCCTATCTGTTCTCTACTCCAACTTTGTCCCTGTATGG